TGAAGTTAACAAGGTAGCGTTAAACCAAGATTTATTATTCGTAAAACACGTTGGAACTATTGCGGCATACGTTGCTAACCAAGCGTTCAACGTATTATATGTTGGTTCTTAATAACTAAACACAAGGGGGAGTTGAAAGCCCCCCTTTTTTATAAACCTTAAAAAAAAATTATTATTATGGCATGTGCATTGACACAGGGACACACTCCCAAGGTTTGTAAGACCTCAGCGGGTGTTAAGTCTTTTTTAATTACGGAATTTGCAAACGTAACATCATTAACTAGAACAGCTGGAGTTATTACAACTCTTACAACTGTTGTTGGCGCTGACTTTTTCCGTTACAAACAAAAAAGTGAAGTAGCATCTTGGAAACAAACAGGTGCTTCAGATGTTAAGACAGGGACAGTTGCTTATGACTTAGAAGCTAATATGGAGTTATTAGGATTAGATCAGGCGACACAAACTGAGTTAGATTTGTTAATCAGAAATACAGTTGTATTAATCGCTGAAATGACTGACGGAACATATTGGTTCTTAGGTGAGAATTATGGAATGGATTTAACTTCTGATGGTTTAGAATCAGGGGTTGCATTAGGCGACTTTATGGGTGATAAATTACAATTTAAAGGCCGTGCGTTTACTCGCGTAGCTTCTGTTAGCTCAACTGTAATTAGTGGTTTAACTATAGCTTAATTGGTTAATTATTGATTTGTTTAAAAGAGGGTAGTCATGTGGCTACCTTTTTTATTTATCATTTATTTTATAAAATAATACTTAATAGATAATGATATTGATTAACAAAAATAGCGTAAACACTTGCATCCTGACGTTAAGCGAAAGAACAACGTTAACGAATGCTAAGTATTTATTTGAGTTTACAAACGATAGCACCAAACAAGTAAAGACATTTATTTGTGCCGATGTATCAACTAATAAATTGAGATACAACGAATTTTTGATTGAAGAAAACACAATTGAAAATTTACTAATCGGTAAAGTATCATTGACTATCGGAGATTGGAAATATAACATATACGAACAAACATCAACTACTAATTTAGTGGTTGCTAATAGTGGCGCATTGGTTGAAAATGGTAAGGTAGAAGTAAAAGGAACATCAACTGATTTGGCAGAATTTACAAGCGAACAAACAACATACACGGAATTTAATGGCTAAAAATAATACATCAATCGAAGTTCTAAATAGTAATTTAGCTTTCGTTCAATTTGGCGAAGAAAAAAGACCTGAGCTAAAGAAAGACTGGCAACATGATTACATCAAATACGGAAAGAAAAACGATTTTCCTCAAGAGTTAATTAGATACTTTGAAGAACACGCAGAGCATGGTGCGATAGTTAATGCAAAGGCACGCTATTTATGGGGACGTGGATTAAAGGCAGTTAACGAAGAACAAAACGAAATAGCAGACCAATTTTTAAGTAAAGCTAATCGTTTTGAATCATGGTATAAAATGGGACAAAAGATGTCCTTAGATTGTGAGTTATTCAATGCATTTTATTTGCAAGTCATTACCGACATTAATGGCAAGCCTGTTGAATATTATCATTTGCAATATGCTAACTGCCGACTAAGTGAATGTAAAACTAAACTTTACTTTAGTGAAGATTGGACTAAACACAGCCCTGAATTTAAAATATTTACTATCTATAAAAAAGGTAGCGTAGGCACATTCTTTACCCCTTTCAGATACTATCAACCTGCGAAGAGTAGATTAGATGCTGTTTATACCAAAGTGCCTTACAATGGCTGTTTAAGCGAAATTAAGAGTGACATTGATATAACCACATTTAACGAATCATTTATTAGACGTGGTTTCAGTAGTTCAATGATGGTTACGTTCTTTAACGGCGAACAGCCACCTGAGGTTAAACGTGCTATCAAAGAAAGATTTGAGCAAACATATACAGGCGTTGAGAATGCGGGTAGAGTGGTGCTTAACTTCGCTGATAAGAACGGGCAAGCGGCCGTAATACAACCGATCAGTATTGATGAGTTAGATAAGAAATTTGAGTTTACATCTAAACGTTTACAACAAAAGATTTTAGTATCTCATAACGTAACTAATCCTGAAATATTTGGAGTTAAAACAGAGGGTAGTGCTTTGGGTAATAGGGTAAGTGTAAAAGAAAGCTATGAGCTATTCCTTAACACATACAGCAAGCCAAGACAGGAGCCATTGTTAAGCTTCATTTCAGATGCGTGTTATTTAATGACAGGTGTTTATATTGAGTTTGATTTCGACCAATTAGAGCCAATAGGTTATGATTTCTCAGCTGACCAAGATTTGACACAAGATGAACGTAGAGCTATCAAAGGGTTTGAGCCATTGAATGAAGTAAGCGAAGCTGAGCAAATACAAGCGCAAGTTAATAGCACATTGACTAACTTGACAGGTCGTCAATTTCAAGGCTTAATGAGAATAGTTAACAAATACGACAAAGGCACAATCAACAAACAATCTGCTATTGCATTAATGGTAAATGGATTTGGATTGAGTAATGAAGATGCGTTAACTTTCTTAAATGAAAACGATGCCATTGATGAAAGCATAGTTAAGATGTCGAAACAAAATGAAAATGCTATCTTAGCTAGGTTCATGGAACTTGCGACACCTGACAACGAAGCACATGAGGTTTTGTTTGAAGAGGAGGTTCACATTCATTCATTAAAGGATGCTTTAAAATATGAATTAAAGGCTCATAAAATGTATTTCGAAGATGCATTGAGTATTAGTGTCACTGAATTAGATAGCGCAGTTCTAAGTGCTATTAAAGGCAATCCAACGTTAACACAGGAGGAGCTTGCAAGGTTGTTGAAAGTTGATATTAGTAAAATCAAACAGTCCATTTTCAGATTAAAAGAAAAAGGGTTAATTGAAAAGAACGCAAAGGCTTATGATATTACTGACAAAGGAATTGAAAAAAAAAGCGAGCCGATAAAAACAACTGAGATAAAAACAGTTTACAAATATGCGGTAAGAACACCAACACCACCATTGAAAGGAAACTCAAGAAAATATTGCTCTGACTTAATGGCGAAAAGTGTGGGTAATCATTGGACGTATGAGCAATTAGAAAAAATGGAAAATGAGTTTGGATTCAATGCTTTTGATTACAGGGGTGGTTGGTGGACAAACGCAAACACAGGTGAAACAACGCCATACTGCCGACATATATGGAAAGCTAAAACAATTAGAATAGACAAATAAGATGGATGCATTATTTATATCACAACAATATTTAAAGGATAAATCACTTATCAATGATAACACCGACTGGGAGCTATTGCAACCGTCAATAATCATGATCCAAGATTTGTATTTACAACAAGTTTTGGGGACACCATTATTTGAAGATTTACAGGATAAAATAACAGCAAACACGTTGTCAGTAAATGAAACTAATTTAATCAAAAAGTATATCCAAAAAATGCTTCATTGGTATATTTTAATGGAAGCGACAACCATATTAAAATACAGATACACTAACAAGGGGGTCATGGTAAAATCATCTGAAAACTCGCAGCCTATCAGCGAAAGCGAGATGAAAGTTGTTAAGGATGACTGGCGTTCTATTGGTGAACGTTACGCTGAATTATTAACTAAATATTTGATTAAATATTCTTCATTATTCCCATTATATAATACTTATAATAGCGAAGGAATGAATAGGTCATTAACTAACCTATCAACGGGAATATTTATGAATGATGACTATATCATTCGTAAAGTTAACCCAAGTGACAACGACCAATTAACTGACTTCGGATGGACATATTAATTTATGAGCAAAGCAAACGAAAAGAAAATAATAGAAAAATTAAAGGTTTTAAAGCCTACAGTATATGCTGACATTAAACCAAACGATAGAAATTTTAAAAAACTTTTCTTCAAAACACAAAAGCCTAAATAGTTTCTATTTCGGTGATAAATGGGAAGTTGGTGCGAGTAGTCCGATACAATATCCTTTGCTTTGGTGTTCACTAACATCGTCATCAATTACTAACAATGTTATTGAACGTAAATTTGTCATTGATATTAGTGATAAGGTAAACTTAGATGAAAGCAACGAAACGCACGTTCTAAGCGATTGCGAAATGATAGCGTATGATTTGCTTAACTACTTAGAACAAATATCGGACGCTGGAGAAATCGGCATTAAGATACAACCAAACACATCGTTAACTGACTACACGGAAGATCGTGATGACATGGTATCGGGTTGGTTCTTTGAGGTTTCAATTAGCTCACACGTTGGTAGTTATTCTTGTAACTTACCAATTAATAGTGGTAATATTTTTGATGGTAATTACATTTACATTGACGGTCAATATAACGTACAATGTGGCGACTTCGAGGTATTAATCAAAGACCAAAGCGGTAATACTTTGCAAACGTTTACAACGAGCGGCACATATACTGTAGAGGTATTACAAAACATCATTGATACAATCACATCAAACACATCAACAATCATTCAACCATTAACATAATATGGCAAACGTTAATATTCAATTAGGTTACAAAGATTCTTCGTGGTTCACGGCCAACGCTACGCTTGTTTTGTTAGCTGGTCAAGTAGTTTATTTACAACAAACGGGGCAGTATAAGATAGGTAACGGGGTTACTCAATTAAGCGCATTATCTTTTTTAGGTAGTTCGGTTGTTGCAACAGAAACTCAACTTGTTACGGCTACAGTTGTAAACAAAACAGGGGTAAATTTATTAGCTTCAAACTACCAAGCTGTTAAGGTTTCAACGGCCCAAGGTCAACGTTTAGCAGTTGACTTCGCTCAAGCAAACAATGACAACAATAGTGCTGACACCATTGGTTTAGTAAGGGAAAACATATCAAACAACCAAGAGGGTGACGTTGTTATATTAGGACAAATTGTTGAAGTAAATACAACAGGAAGTTTACAGGGTGAAACGTGGACAGATGGGGACGTTCTTTATTTGTCGCCAACAACTGCTGGCAGAATAACTAACATTAAGCCTACAGGTTTAACAGGGCATATAGTGGTTATCGGATATGTGGAATATGCTCATTCTCAGCATGGGAAAATTTACACCAAAATTATGAACGGGTGGGAATTAGAAGAACTCCACAACGTAGCCGACGTAAGCTATACAACTCCTATTGATGCTGATAGTGTATTAATTAAAGATAGTACAGCGTCACTATGGAAGCGTTTAACATGGGCTAATTTAAAGACATTAATATTTACTATTCCATCATTAGTTAGTCAAGCGGCTGGAGTTGCTATTACTGGGGTTCAATGGGTGTTAGGTTCTAAACAATGGATAGGCGGTAATATTACTACTCAAAAAGAAATAGAGTTAACATCACCTAGTTATTCATTTACAACATCGTCAACAATTACCAACGCTTATTCAATGTATGTAAATGCGCCTACAGCTTCAACAAATGCAACGATTACAAACAATTATGCTATCGGTGCAAATGGTAATATTTTGCTGACTAATAACAAAGCCATTCAAGTATTAGATGCAACAGGTACGCCTAGAAATTTAATCAACTATACATCAGCCGATAATATTAATATTAATGGTAAACAAGGCAGTTCAGACATATTTATTAATCCAACATCGACAAACAAAGGAATGGTTCTTAAATCAACGGGAACTATCGGAATTTATGGAGTGACGACACCAACGGCACGCTTACACGTTGGGGCTGGAGAAAGCGGAGTAAATGCTGCGCCTTTGAAATTTACAAGCGGCACAAATCAAACAACTGCTGAGGCTGGAGCAATGGAATATAATAATACATTGCATTTTACGAATAGTGATGCAACAAGACGACACGTTGCATTAAGTCCAAACTCAACAAAGGTCACAGCTGGAGCGCCTTATACGAATGATGGATACATCACTTTAAACATAAACGGAATAGATTTTAAAATTTTAACTACAGCTTAATATGACACTAATTTATTTTAACGCACCCGATAAGCCTGAAAACATTGGCATTTCACAATTAACAAATGATTTACAATTATTCATTGATGAACGATTAAATATTTTCGTTAATTATGCTATTGTTGGTAATCAAATTCAGTTCGATATAAACGAAGAACAAAGGGGTTACGCACTATTTTTTGACGTGCCAAATGATTTTCAAAATTAATATCAATTAACAAAAAAATTAATACTTAAAATAAACATTATGTTACAAGAGATAAACGACGCAATGGTTAACCGTATGGGTGGCTATGCAGGTTCTAAAACAGTTACGGGAACTGGAGCGCAAACAAGCTTAAATTTCTCACAATTTTACGTTCGTGAAGATACAGTTATTGGCACGTTAACAGGTACTGATAACCAAACAAGTGCAACATCAAACCTATTGACAACATTAGGAATTTCAGCTGTTACATTGAAAGCTGGGGAGTTACACGTTGCACCTTATGGCACTCGCATTAGTGCTGTTACGTTAACAAGTGGGTCAATCATATTATATTAATTATGCGGATAGCTCGAGGCATATCAGTTACTAATACAAGTAGGCCAGTCGGTATAACTTATGATGCCGATGCATTAGCTTTCTTTACAGCAGCTAGTATTACAGATACTACTCAAAAAAGTGCGGTTAATACATTAGTTCTTAGTTTAAAATCAGCTAACATTTGGACTAAAATGAAAGCTGTTTATCCAGTTGTTGGTGGTGTAGCTTCATCACATGCAGTTAACCTTAAACAACCAGGTACGTTTAACTTATTATTTGCAACTGGATGGACGCATTCATCAACAGGTATGACACCAAACGGAGCTACTTATGCTGATACATTATTAATACCATTAACAAATTTAACATTAAATAACACTCATATTAGTTATTATTCAAGAACAAATATTACTGCAACACAAGTAGAATGTGGATGTGATGACGGTATAAATCAAATACTATTAGCTGCAAATTATCAAGGCGTAGGAAGTTTTAGTGACCAATATAATGTTTCTTCAAGGGTATCAACTGCACAAACAAATTCACAAGGATTATTTTTAGGAACAAGAACATCATCGGCAGTTCATAAATTATTTAAAAATGGTTCTCAAATAGGCACAACAAATACTAATGCTGGCGGTTCATTGATAAATTTTAAATTAGTTTTAGCAGCAACAAATGCAAGTAATATTGTAGGTATTTGGAGCACAAAACAATGTGCCTTCGCATCCATTGGTGACGGCTTAACCGATGCTGAAGCACTATCATTTTATAATGCAGTTCAAACATATCAAACAACTTTAGGAAGACAAGTATAATGGAAGGACGAATAGTAACTAATCAACAAGCTGAACAGCTACAAGGCACATTCATTGATGCTGATACTTTCTTAAATTTCGTGCAAGATATAAACGGAATTTATTTTTTATTTTTAAGTGAACAAGACGAAATAGATTTAGCGAATACACCTTATGCATATTTGTTAGATATTCCATTAAGTCAATTTGTAGCACCACCAACACCACCACGACCATAATATGTTAAACACTGAAAATGCTATAAAATTAGTCACTTTCGCCGCTGGTTTATCGGGAATGTACTACGCTATTAAATCTGATATTCGAGAGCTAAACACCGAGAAACACTATGAAATAGAGCATTTGCAGTATCAGATTAATGAGATTAAAACTAACTGTTGTGACGATACAAGGCGCAAATCATTTGCTATTGACATAAAACAACCCGAAGCAGTTAAGCCAAAGAATGATATAGAAGAAATGTTTTAAAAATGACAGAACGACGTTACAACTATTTATTTAAAAAGATGGAATTATATTTAAAACGAGAAACATTTACTGAAGAATCAACTATTGGAAAACTCAGCATTGATGGGCAATTCGAGTGCTTCATATTAGAAGATAAGGATAGAGGGCTAACAAGCACAATGACCATTCAAGAAATTACAGCTCGTAAAGTATTTGGCAAAACTTGCATTCCTTATGGCCGTTATGAAATTGATTGGACTATGAGCGCAAGATTTAAAAAAATGATGCCTATATTATTGAAAGTTAGCGGTTACGAAGGCATTCGCATACATACAGGTAATACAGAAAAAGACAGTTTAGGCTGTTTGCTTCCAGGCCGAAAGAGAGCTAACAACATGGTGACTGAAAGTACGGCAGCGACTAACTTACTTTATTCAAAGATACAAACGGCTAAGAGTAGAGGGGAAAAAGTATTTATAACCATAGCGAAATGATTAAGAAATTATTAGCATCCTTAGATAACAGTAATTACGGATATAGCGCACGCAAACTGACTGCGTTTATATTGGTTTCACTTGTTGTATTA